CATGGCTATCGCCATTGACAAAGAAAATAATCTATATGTATTAGAATATGAAAGACATCGTTCCATACCAACGATAGGTCAAAAGACATTAGAGGGTGAGACCACTGGTAAGAAAGGAGTTGTTGATTATATCATGGAAATGCATCAAAAGTATCATGCGACATCAAGTACTGTTGAAGATGTGGCTATGAACAGAAGTGTATTTCAGGCATTAAACGAGGAAAGACGAAGACTTAATAAGTTCGATATTGCTGTTATTCCAGAGAAACCTGGGGGAACAAACAAGATGAACAGAGTTTATTCTGGTCTATCTGGTAGATTTAGCATGGGAACAATTTATGTGCGAGATAACATGTTTGATTTAATAAACGAAATTATTACATTCGGACCGAGAATGGCACACGATGATACTATAGAAACTCTATATTATGCACAATTGCACGCTTTCCCGCCAAATATAGAAAGGGATGAACATAGTAAATCTTGGTATGTTCCAAAGAAAAAAGCTAAAAGTTGGATAGTAGCTTAAGTCGCATTTAAGGAGGTTTATTGTGGCAAAATCAAATGTAAGTGGGTATCGAAAAAAACAAATGGTTATGAAGTTTGGTAAGCTTTATGACACAGAAACAAATAAATATCAAGGTAAAGTTTTAAACTCTGGGCAACCTTTATATTCAAGATTAGAACAAAAAGATGGAATATATGAAAAGCCTTCTATTTATGGTTTTAAAAATACAGAAGGAGATACATCTTACTATACTGGAACTTCAAAATCTAGAAATATGAGTATATTAGATGCAAAAGGAACATCTAGATTTTTATCTAATGTTATACAAGGCTTTGATGAAACACTTATGAATAAAAGTGGTTTTAAAAAACTTGATTTACCAAAAGATATGAATATAGATGATTATTATGAAAAGGTTTTTAAAACAGGAGAAAATCCACTTTCTAATAAGAAAGCAGACAAAGGAAAGATAGGTTCTAAAATTTTTAATTTTTTAAAAAAGGAAAGATAATGCCTAGATTTGGAAAAACAAGTAAAGAAAGATTGAAGGGTGTTGATACTAGACTTGTTAATGTCCTTAATGAACTTATTAAAATAATGGATGTTACAATTATTGAAGGAGTTCGTTCTTCTAAAAGACAAGAAGAGCTACTTAAAAAAGGTGCAACTAAAGTAAAATATAGTAAACACATAGAAGGAAAAGCAGTTGATTTAGCACCTTACGACCGAACTGTAAAAGGAAAAATAGACTGGAAAGACAGAGATAGATTTCATTATATGGGTGGTATGATTAGAGGCATCGCTAAACAACTTAATATTCCAGTTCGCTGGGGCGGAGACTGGGATAGTGATGGAGAAGTAAAAGATAATGGCTTTGATGACTTAGTTCATATGGAGATTAAAGGTTAATGGCAACTCAAAAAGAAAAAGCTCTTAATAATAAACAACTTTGGGATAGAGCTAATAATGCTCATAGGAGTAGATGGGCTTCATTAAGTCAAAAATCTTATGACTTTTATTTAAATGAACAATTAACAAAAGAAGAAGAAGATACCCTTAACCAATCTGGTATGCCTACTTTTACAATTAATAGAGTAACTCCTATTGTTGAAACAATGAAATACTTTGTAACCGCTAATAACCCTAGATGGAAAGCAGTTGGAGTAGAGGGAAGTGATACTGATGTTGCTCAAGTACATTCAGATATTGCTGATTATTCTTGGTATAACTCAAATGGTAAATCTTTATACGGTCAAGTTGTATTAGATAGTTTAACAAAAGGTATTGGTTACTTTTTTATTGATGTTGATAAAGATGCCGATAGAGGAAAAGGAGAAGTTGTATTTAAAAGAATAGACCCTTATGATGTTTTTGTAGACCCAATGAGTAGGGATTTATTATTTAGAGATGCTAACTTTATTATGGTTAGAAAGAATTTAGCTAGAACTCAGCTAATGAATTTATTTCCTCAATTTAAAGCTAAGATTAAAAATGCTTCTGGGGAATCTGAAACAACATCATTTTCTCAAAGAGATACTGTAAGCTCTCAAAGTATTTTAGCTGAAGACATTACAATGGGATTAACTATAGAAGGAGAAGATGATGATATTGTATCTTTCTATGAGTGTTATCAAAAAGTAAAAATAGCTTATGTAAATGTATTTGTTAGAATACCTCCTACAGAAGAAGAATTAGAAGAAATAAGAAGAGTTGTTTCTATACAATTAGAAGAATTTCAAAAAGAAACAGAAGTTCAATTAATAGAAAAACAACAACAAATACAAGAATCATTACAAGCTGGTGAAATAATTCCAGAAAGAGGACAATTAGAATTAGAACGTGCTCAACAAATGGCTCAACAGGCGATTGAAGAAAAAAGAGCAGAACTAATGTCTATGGCTCAAGATAAAGCAGCAAAAATTGAACAAAAAGTTATTACTAAAAAAGAATATAATATTTTAATAAAAAACGAATCTTTAGCGGCTAACATAGTTGAAGCAATTGATTTTTATGAAAGCCGAATAAAAGTGGTGTGTAGTGTTGGAGATGAAACATTTTTATATGAATATCTATTAGCGCAGAAGGAATACCCAATTATACCAGTCCCTTACACATACACGGGTACTCCTTATCCAATGAGTGCCGTTGCTCCGTTAATAGGTAAACAGCAGGAAATAAATAAAGCTCATCAAATAATGCTTCATAATGCTAACCTTGCCTCTAACTTGAGATGGTTATATGAAGAAGGTTCTGTACCTGAAGGTGAGTGGGAACAATATGCTTCCGCTCCAGGTGCTTTATTAAAATATAGACAGGGGTTTCAACCTCCGACTCCTGTCTTACCTGCTAGTATTAATAATGCTTTCTATTCTGTAACACAGGAAGGAAAACAGGATATAGAATATATAGCTGGGATACATTCATCAATGATGGGAATTGCTAGAGCGCAACCAGAAACATATAGAGGTTTATTAGCTAATGATGAATATGGAACAAGAAGAATTAAAGCTTGGATGGGAAATACTGTAGAACCAGCTCTTGAACATATTGGAAGAGTATTTAAAGAAGTGGCTCAAGCTACATATCAAATTGATAAAATATTTAGAATAGTTCAACCAGAAGCTGGTCAATCTCCAGATGAACAAGAAAAAGAAGTAAGAATTAATATACCAATTTATAATGATTATGGACAAGCTATTGGTAAATCAATGGATTACGCAAGTGCTAAATTTGATATAAGGATAGTAGCAGGAGCTACAATGCCAGTAAATAGATGGGCTTTACTTGAAGAATATTTTAGATGGTTTCAATCTGGTCTTATTGATGATGTTGCGATGGTTGCTGAAACAGATATACGAAATAAAAAACAACTATTAAAAAGAAAATCATTATACTCTCAATTGCAAAGTCAATTAGAATCTATGGAAAATGGAATGAAAGATAAAGATGGAACAATTGAAACATTAGAACGTCAATTAGTACAAGCTGGTATTAAAAATAAAATTCAAACTGGAAGTCTTGAAAATCAAAAAAGTGTATTAGACACTAAAGCACAACAAAAACTACTTAGACATATTATGAAAGGTGAGTTTAATGCCGCTAGAAAACAATTAGAAATGGATATGAGACAAGTTGCTAAAGATGTAAAAAATACAGAAGAAGGCAATATGCCAAATGTTAAAGAAAAATAGTTTCATTTTTCATTCCAGCAATATTATATTAAAATAACACAAAAGGAGAAAAATGAGTATGGAACAACAAGTAGACAACGTATCAGTAGACCAAGTGGATACTGGTGCCCTCGAAAATAATGTGGTAGAAGAAACTGTATCTGATGACTTTTTTGCTGATTTGGATAGAAGCGTAAATTCTGGCATACTCGAAGAAGCTGACACTTCTGTATCATCTGCGTCGGGCGATAACAAGCCTCAGAGCGTCAAGGGCGAAGGTCAAACACAAAGTCAAGACAATAATGTTGAGACTTTAAAACAAAGGTATGCAGATTCAAGTAAAGAAGGTAAACGACTTAGTGGTAAACTGAATGAACTTGAACCTTTCTTACCTATCATTAATGCAATGAAAGACGACCCTAATTTAGTTACTCATGTGAGGAACTATTTTGAGGGTGGTGGTCAAGCACCTAAAAATATGAAAGAAGAATTGAAATTAGATGAAGATTTCGTATTTGACCCTGACGAAGCTGTTTCTGACCAGAGTTCTGATTCTGCTAAAGTGTTGCAAGCAACTATTGATGGAGTAGTCCAAAAAAGGTTAAGTAGCACATTAAGTAAACAGAAAGCTGAGAATAAACGGTTATCTAGTGAATCTGAATTTCGCCAAAAGTACAATATGAACGAAGGTGAATGGGATGATTTTAAGGCATTTGCAAAAACTAAAACTCTTAGTCTTGATGATATTTATTATCTAAAGAATAGAGAGTCTAGGGAAACAAATATCGCAAAAGACGCAAGTAGTCAAGTTGCTCAACAAATGAAAAATGTTAATGAGCGTCCTCAATCACTTGCAACTAGTGGTAGTCAACAAGTTGAATCTTCACAAGACGACCAATTATTTAATTCTATTTTAGGTATTGACAAGGACTTAGAATCGGCATTTGGTTAAATTAATAGCCAGATGCTTTAACTTAAAATAGGAGAAGGCTAAAATGGCTGACTTATTTTCGCTCGAGTCAACTGCTGATGTCGCCGCTGGAGCCGCTGGACCAAGATTAGGAACAGGGCTTGACACAGGCGTTCTTCGTAGAAAATACAATTTTGGAGATAGAGTTTCTGAGCTATCAATCGCTCAAGACCCTTTCTTTAGAATGGTATCAAAACTATCGAAGAAACCAACAGATGACCCCGAGTTTAAATTCACAGAAAGACGACCTTCATTTCACAAACGATATGCTTATGTAGTAGCTCATGATGACAACGGAACAGTTGAGCCTCATGATTCAGAGCTAGAACGCTCAGATTCTACTGCTGTAGCATCTGCTGTAGGAAATGAAGTAGGTCTTTATATGGCAACTGATTATAAATCGTCTGGAAACTTAAACAGCGTTTATGGTCAAAGTAGCGATGCAGTTCAAGTTGGTGGAACAGGAACTAGACCAGAGTTTTTTATGCCAGGTCAAGTTGTAAAA